AAGCCGCACCCGCATCTGCGCCGGAAGCTGAACCCGCAAAAGACGCACAGCCCCCTGTGGCCGAAACTGCCCCCGCAGAGGACAGTGTCCCGCCTGCACCGGCAGAAAAGCCCGCAGGCAACAGTATTGATGCCAAGCTGGATGCTATCCTGAACGCCGTGACCACGCTGGTAAAGGCGCTGTCGCAGAAGGCACAGGAGCCTGTACAGCCGCCCGCCGACGCTGACCCCGGCAAGGATGACGGCGTGGACGGCCTGCTGGCAGGCATCACCAAGGCCGCACAGGACAGCGCAGCACAGGCTGCCCACCGTTCCGGCCGCACCAGCTACGAAGCAGTCTGTGAAGAATCGCAGGCCGCGTATGACGCATTCAACCCGCACAAGCATAAGGAGGCTTGATCGTATGGCACTTTCTCAGCTCAATCCGCAGATCATCGGCGCGGAGATGGAGCACGGCTTTGCCGGTTCCTACGCACGCCAGCCCGACATGATCGTTGTCACTCGCCCTGTGGGCGAAAAAGAGCCCCTGCCCTTCGGCATGGCTCTGATGTATGATGCAAATGGTGCCGTTGTCCTGATGCAGGGCTCCGGCGTTACCGCAGACAGGTTTGCGGGCGTTGCAGGCCGCGAGATGCGCTCTGCCCTGTCTTACACCGACCAGAACACCGGCGCATACACCACCGGCGATGCTGGCAGCGTGTTCCAGCGCGGCAGCATCAACGTGCTGTGCCAGAAGGGCACCCCGAAGCGCGGCGGCGCAGTGTACGTGCGCATCATCAAGAACACTTCGCTCCCCAATGCTGTCGTGGGCGGCTTTGAGGCCGAGGCAGACAGCACCAGCGCCAACACCGTAAAGCTGACCGGTTGCCAGTGGGGCGGCTCTGCAGACGCAAACGGCGTGGCCGAGCTGGTCATTCTCACCCGTCAGAACGTGTAACAGGAGGAACAGAATATGGCAGATTTCCAGAATGTCGGCAATTTCGATGCCGGTGTGTTTACCCCGAAGCTGGGCGGTGTTGCGCCGTCCGGCTCTTCTTTTACCATGGACGCAGCAGGCATTGCGTCTGGTGGCGCATTCCTGACCAGTGAGCTGGAAAAGCGTGACCCGCTGATCCGCAAGCCCCTCACCAGCGTCACCTATGCCCGCGATATCCCCATCCAGACCGGCGGCGGCTGGGTGGACTACGTCACCGCCATGAACGTGGCCTACGGCATCACCGGCGGCTCCGGCTCCGGTGCTGTGGGTGCAGGCGGTGCCAACGGCACGCCCATCATTCAGGCCAACGTTGCCAAGGGCGCATACAAGGCGCACCTGTTCAGCGCGGCTCTGCGCGTGAACTTCGTGGACATGCAGCGCTCCAACCTCATCGGCCGCAGCCTTGACCAGCTTCTGCAGGACGGCATCCGCCTGACCTACGACAAGCACATGGACGCCAACGTCTACACCGGCTTTGAGGATTACGGCACCACCGGCCTGATGAACAACCCCAATGTCACCGAGACCACTGCTGCAGCCACCGGCACCGGTTCCTCCACCCAGTGGAAGGACAAGAGCCCGCAGCAGATCCTGAAGGACGTGAACGACCTGCTGAGCGCTGTGTGGGCTTCCTGCGAGTATGACACCGATGCCATCCCCAACCACATCCTGCTGCCTTATGAGCAGTACAACTACATCCTGACCACCATGGTGTCCGATCTGGCATCCGAGACCATTCCTATGCGAAGGATGGGAGCAAGGCTCTGAGCAAGAACTTCCACGTCCGGGAGTTCAAGTGCAAAGACGGCAGCGACCCAATCTTTATTGATGACGAGCTTGTGGCTCTACTGCAAAAAATCCGGGATCACTTCGGCAAGGCTGTGAACATCAACAGTGCTTTCCGCACTGCCAGCCACAACGCCAAGCAGAAGAAGGCGGCCAAGTACAGCCAGCACCTTTATGGCAAGGCGGCTGACATCTGGATCGCTGGCGTGTCGGTGGACACGCTGGCGGCCTACGTCGAAACACTGCTTCCCGGCAAGGGAGGCATTGGACGATACCACGCGGACGGTTTTGTCCACGTCGATGTGCGGGAGGTAAAAAGCAGATGGGTGATGTAGTGAAGAATGGAGTTTGCACCATGGTTGGAGTAATCGGCAGTCTGATCGCAAGTCAATTCGGCGGATGGGATGCGGCACTTTCGACGCTGATCCTGTTCATGGCAGTCGATTACATCACGGGGCTTGTGGTCGCCGGGGTTTTCCACGCCAGCCCGAAGAGCAAAAGCGGCACGCTGGAAAGCCGCGCAGGCTGGAAGGGCCTGTGCCGCAAGGGCGAAACACTGCTGATCGTGCTGGTGGCCTGCAGGCTGGATGCCGTGATGGGTTCCACCTTTGTGCGGGATGCCGTTGTGATCGGCTTTATCTGCAACGAGACCATTTCCATCATCGAAAACGCGGGCTTGATGGGACTGCCCATCCCGGCAGCGATCACCAAGGCTGTGGACATTTTAAAGCAGCGCTCGGAAACCGAGCAGAAAGGATAAGCTCTTATGAATGAATTTCTGAAAGTCGCACTCACTGCCTGCATCCCCGCAATGACCGTCATTTTCGGCTGGGGCCTGAACAAAGGTGTCAGCATTGCAAACAGCTACATCAACAACAAGTTTGAGCAGACCTGTCTCCAGAATGCCGCCAACGCGGTGTTCAACGCCGTCCAGTACGTCAACCAGACCTACGTTGATGCCCTGAAGGAACAGGACAAGTTCGACGAGGCTGCGCAGCGCATTGCCTACAACCGCGCACTGACCGCTGCGAAGAAAGCCCTGACGCAGGAGACCATCAAGTTCATCAAGGAGACCTTTGGCGACCTCGACAGCTACCTGAAGCCGATGATCGAAGCGCAGGTGCGCAGCCAGAAGACCTATATGTGACGTTTTCGCGGCATCACGAAAATGTTAACGCCAACAAGATCATAGTATAGCAGCAGCCCCGGGGAGCCTGACGGTTCCTCGGGGCTGTTTTTGTTCGGCGTGTTTCGACGCTTTACGACGTATATCGACGTAATTGGTAAACTTTAAGTATTTTTCGGTTAGAGTTGACGCATAGAAAGGATGTGTCAACTATGATCGTTTCCGAATTGTCCACTCAGGTCACTGATTTGCTGCGCCCGATGGGCATCACACGCAATCTGAGCGCCTACAGTATCCTGTGCCAGTGTCTTGAGCTGGTCTGTGAGCAGGAAGACCGCCTGCAGGCCGTGGAGAAAGATATCTATACCCCTATCGCCGACCGCAGAAAATGTGAGCCAAAAGCGATTCAAAGCGCTGTCCGCCGGGCAGCTAAAGGTGCATGGCTCACAAACCCGGAGTATGTGCAGCAGCTGGCAGGCTATCCGCTGACTGGGTGTCCAAGCGCGGTACAGTTCATTGAGATGTTGTATAATGCGCTGGTGAGAGCAGTCTGAAAACTTAATAGTGTTACCAAAAACGTTACCATAATAAAGAAAAGAACGCCAATTCCTAACGAAATGGCGTTCTTTTTTCATGGTGGAGGCGATGGGAGTCGAACCCATGTCCGAAAAGAGTTCAGTGTAGGTATCTCCGGGTGCAGGCGATCTACAACATTCCCGCCGCGCCACGCCGATCGTCAGGCTAGCGCATTGGTAGCTTCATGAGTTCCTGCCGGTCCGCAAAGCTTAAGTCCGTTCAGGTGCTGTGTCTAAAGGACGCCCCGACCCCACACGACACAAGAGTGGGCGGAACGCGCAGCACTCAGGCTGCGAGCAACTGAGAATTGTTATTGTCAGTTAATTTTTTTGGAGGAGTTATAGAGCAGTTCCCCCACTGCTACCCGCTGCCCAGACCTCACTCTCCCCGTCGAAACCTTTACGCCCCCTTATAAAGCACACCTTGCGGTGTGCAGAAAGCTTTGAAAAAGTTCCGCTTCAGGAAGCGGTCTGAAAAGATCAATAGTATTTGCCGTTGGACTTCATGGCACGGTCAATGGAACGCTTTGCGTCACGCTGTGCGGCATCGGCACGCTTATCGTAGAGCTTTTTGCCTTTGCAAAGGCCCACTTCCATTTTCACGCGGCCATGTTTGAAATAGAGCGAAAGCGGCACAAGGGTATATCCCTGCAGCTTGCACTGCTGATGCAGCCGCCGGATCTCACTTTTGTGTGCCAGCAGGCGCCGGACGCGCATCGGATCCTGATTGAACATGTTTCCGTGGTCGTAGGGACTGATATGCATTCCCTTTACCAGCAGTTCACCATCCTCAATATCGACCCAGCTGTCCTTCAGGTTGACCCCTCCGGCACGCAGGCTCTTGACCTCCGTACCTTTCAGTTCAACGCCGGTTTCCAGCGCTTCCAGAACGAAGTATTCATGGCGCGCTTCACGGTTTGTGGCAATGGTTTTTGTTGCCGGACGCTCCTTAGTGGGTGCCATTCCGCGCGCCTCCTTTCTCCATTGTGGTTTGTTGTATCAGTATACCATTTTTTTATGGTTTTGCAAGGGCTGTTTTTGAAGAAATTGTAAATTTTTCCCAATTCACAGCTCACCACGGCCAGAAAGTGCACGATACAAGGTGGTCTCGTCTGTGTACTCCAGACTTGCACCCACCGGCAGACCGTAGGCCAGACGTGTGGTCTTGATGCCCAGAGGCTTGATAAGCTTTGCCAGATACATGGCGGTAGCTTCACCCTCCACCGTGGGGTTCATGGCCATGATGACCTCTTTCACCTTGCCGTCGCCCAGGCGGGCCAGAAGTTCCTTGACGCACAGCTGTTCGGCAGTAATGCCGTCCATCGGGCTGAGCAGGCCGTGCAGCACATGGTACAAGCCGTGATACTCCCTTGTGCGTTCAAACGCCTGCACATCGCGGGGCGTTTCCACCACGCAGATCACAGAAGGATCGCGTTTTGCACTGGCACAGATGGGGCAGATATCCGCTTCTGTATAATTCTGGCAGATACGGCAGCGATGGAGCTTGGTGTGGGCACCCTGAATGGCTCCCGCCAGTGCGGCGGCATCTTCGTCCGACATGCTCAGCACCTGATACGCCATGCGGGTAGCGCCCTTGCGCCCGATTCCCGGAAACTTGCTGAATTCTTCGATCAGCTTTTCCAGCGGGGCAGCAGTATAGCCCATGTTCTTCCCTCCTGCTGGATCAGAGACCGGGGATGTTCATGCCGCCGGTCAGCTTGCCCATTTCAGCTTCGGCAGTTTCGTCCACCTGCTTGA